CCCCCGGGTGAGCGGATCGACATCACGAGCCTGAGCGACGCGATGCGGGTCTACATCAAGGGTATCGGCGACACTTCCGAGATGACCTTCGCGGCCAACTACACGCCGGAGAACTTCCAGGCTGTGTCCGATTTGGAGGACCAGCAGTTGGAGTATGCCGTGTGGTTCGGCGCGACTGAGTCCAGCAATGTCTTGACGCCCGACGGGCATAACGGCAAGTTCAGCTGGACCGGCGACATCTCCGTCGGCGTGACCGGCGGCGGCGTGAACGAGGCCGTGAGCATGAACATCGTTTGCACTCCCAGCACCGAGATCGTGCCCTCGTTCTCTTAACACCTGATGAACGGCGGTATGAACGGCAACATTATCGCCCTGCCCGCAGAGAGCGAATCCCTGCGGGCGGGGAAATCCCTGGCGGATTCTAAAAAACGAACCGCGAAACGCGGTAGAAAGAGAGAAAGCAAAATGGCTGAGAACAAGAAAGTTGATAACAAGAAGATCACGAAGATTACCCTGCGGGACGGAGAAGGCAATTCCTACACGCTGGAATTCAACAAGCGGACCGTGAAGGCGATGGAGCGGAACGGGTTCAAGATGGATACGGATTATCCGTACACCATGGTGGACGACCTGTTCCGGGGCGCGTTCCAGATGCATCACAAGGGCATGATGCGGGAACGCATTGAGGAGATCTGGGCCGCGCAGACCAAGAAGGAAGACCTGCTGACGGCTCTGATTCAGATCTACAACGCGCCGATGGAAGAAATGATGAGCGACGCGGAAGGCGAAGACGAGACCCCTACGTGGACGGCGGTGTAACAGGGGAAGAAACATCAACCCCTGCAAGCGCCCCGCAATCGTATTCGGACATATTTGACGCCGTATATCCCCAGTACCTGATGATGGGAATGACCCCGGAGGAGTACTGGGACGGCGAGGTCGGCCTGCTGAAGGCCAGACGTGACGCCTTCGTCCTGATGAAGGAACGGGAAGAGCGGGAGATGGACACACAGGCATGGCTGACCGGGATGTATATCCGGGATGCCCTGCAGAGCGTGTACCTGATGGTGAACGGCTTCGTCCCGAAGGGCTCAACCGCGAGACCTTATCCGGATAAGCCCTACTCCACACAGGAGCAGGAGAGGATACAGGAGGAGAAGCGGCAGAAGGCGGAAGAGAAACGGAAACAGGCCGAAGACGAGAAGGTTCAGCAGAGCATGGCCTACTTCCAGGCGGCTGTTGCGCAGGTTAACAAGAACATTCGAAAGCGCAACGAGGCGAAGAAGGAAGGCCGGGAATAAACACACTGCGAAGGCGCTGGTGAGAAAGGAGAGACCGAAAAATGGGAGCTGAAGTTGGAGTACTTGAATTACAAATTCACGATAACTCCGCAAAGGCGGCGAGCGGTCTTGGCAATCTCGCCAGCGCCTTAACTCGTGTTCAGAAGGCGCTCGGAAACGGACTAAAGCTCGGTAACACGGCAAACCAGATTGAAAAACTTGTTACGAAGATGCAGACTGCTATCCCGGAGGAAAGCATCAGCAGGCTGGAACGACTGGCAAAGGCTGTTGAGACGCTGAACAAGGCCGGCGGAATCAACCTTAGCGGAATTAAGGGGCTGTCGAGAGAGTTTAACGCCAATGTCAGCGAGATCAAGGCAAGCACAGAGCGCGTTGCTGAGGATATAAAGACAGGCTTTATGAGCGGCGCGAACAGGCAGCTTAGTGAGACAAAAGAATTAATCGACAAATCATTTGAAAGTTTCGGGTCTGTCCGTCAAGAAACAGATGCCATGGAAAAGTCGTTTGATGCATCAACGAGAAATGCAGAGCGGCTTCGTGATGCCATGGAGGAAATCAGTTCATACGCACGGCTCGGGAGTGGAAGTACGCCGCTGAGGCTTGGCGCCGGCGGTGTTCCGGATGAGAAAGCACTGTCAACATGGGTGGATTATAGCAAACAGTGGCAGACGGGCTGGACGGACGGTTCTGACTTTCATCCAGGATGGGAGATTAAAGAAGAGTTTGACGAAGCGTCCGCAGCTGTCTACAGATTTGCTCAGGAAATGGATTCCGCAATCCAGAAAGCAACAGAGCTCAAAACGCTCATGAGTGGAGGTTCTCCTCTCTTGCTGGGCGCCGGCGGTGTACCGAATGAAAACGCGCTGTCCACTTGGGTTGATTCCAGCCAGCAATGGCAGACCGGGTGGACAAGCGGAAACAACTACTCCCCGCTGTGGACGATGGCAGAAGGCTTTGACGAGGTGTCCGCAGGCATATACAGGTTCTCCACAGCCATGGACGAGGCAATCAAAAAGACTGCGCAGTTTATGGCTTTGGCCAGCGGACAATCTTATCCTCTGCTTGGGGCCGGAAACGCCGGAATGGAGCTTTCCACATGGGTTGACCAGAGCCGGCAGTGGTCTCCGGACTGGACATACGGCCAACAGCCAAGGCTTGGGAGCGGGAACCCGGACTGGATTTATGGAAGCGGAACAGTATCTGAGGTACAAGAAACCGCAGACGTTGTTCGTGAATCAGCACAGGAAATCGAATCCTCTGTTGAAAATGTGAGCAACACCGCACAGACGTCGCAAGACGACATTATTGGGTACGCGAGAGTCTGGAATGATGTAACAAGGCAATGGGAATCCGTCGGCTATACCGCAGAGTACTTGCGCAACAGAATTGCATCTGTGGCAAACGCTTCAAGCACCGACGGAATGCAGAACGGTTTCGAAAGAACGAACTCGACTGTTGATGAGCTGAAGTCAAAGCTCAAGGACCTTGCATGGCTTATTAAAGACGCGACCGGTGGAACGGACGGACTGCGCAATGGATTCTCGAGGCTCGTGGCACCAATATCCAACGTTGTTAAGCAGTTTAATAAACTGGCCAAATACAGAATCCTTCGGGCGATCATTAAGCAGATTTCAGAAGGGTTCAAGGAAGGCGTTGAAAACTACTACAACTACAGTTCGGCGATCAATAACGGGTTCTCTGCCGCCATGGACAGCGCGGCTACTTCGCTGCAGACATTCAAGAACAGCATCGGTGCGGCGGTGGCTCCGCTGATTGAGTCCCTTATTCCGGTTCTTCAGCAGGTAGTCAGCTGGGTCGTTACGGCGATCAACTACGTGAATCAGTTTATCGCGCTGCTGAGCGGGAAGCCTACATGGTCCATGGCGGTTGATACCACGGCAAAGGCGTTTGAGGCAACCAAGAAGGGGGCCGGCGGAGCAAAAAAAGCCATCAAGGACGCTGATAACGCTGTGAAAGACCTGCTGGCTGACTTCGACGAGCTGAACATTATCCAGAGCGAGACCGGAGGAAACGGAGGATCCGGAAGCGGCGGAGGAGGCGGCGGAAGCGGGAAGACCGCGACCGACTACAAAAAGATGTTTACGGAGGTTTCCAGTTTCAGCGATGAAATCGAGTCCGCCGTTAACATTTTGAAAAACGGGTTTGGCGATGTGCTGCAACTTGCAGGCCTGATCGGTACAGCAATCATCGGATGGAAAATCAGCAAGGCTTTCGAAGGAGTGCTTGGGAAACTTGGAAAGCTTACAGCCGGACTGAGCCTGTCCATTATCGGCATAAAGCTTGGATACGGCGCGGCTGTTGACATCGGGGAGACCGGTGCGCTCAACGCCGCGAACGTAACGTCTATTATTGGCGGAGCTGTGGCATCCGCAATCGGCGGATCGTTAATATCTACGGCGGTTGGCTTGAGCGGCGGAACAGGAATCGTCGTTGGTCTTACGGTTTCGCTGATCGTAGACATGATCGGATACATCCAGGGGAAAAAGGATAAAGAAGATTTCCTGAAATGGGGCAATAAATCACTGACGCCGGAGGAGATTAAAAAGCTTGTCAAGTCGCAATTTTCATTCGACGTTGACGCGGAAATTACGATCCTCAAAGGCGTCATAACAAATGAAGGAAAAGCGAGAGAAGAACTCGACACAAAGATTTCAAACTTCAAGCAGTCCCTCACAGACGCGAATATCGCCGTAGGAATTGCTGTAGAGAAGAGCGACGCAGCCCCGAGCGTGATCCAGGCGGCGCAGGACGCGAGGGAAGCCATCGCGGCCATTCAGAGGCTGATTGACACAACGAACGAATCGCTGACGGCGACACTGAAAATTCTCCCGCCTGAGTCCGGCGGAGAATCCGGCGAGGATGTGCTGGCAAATCTCAAGATTGCCGACTCGACCCTGAAGGATTACTTCGGCGGACTTGGCGAGAAGATGGCTCATTACATGTATGAGGGCCAAAAGACAGGATGGAAAAACGGCGAAATGGACGCCATCCTCGAACTGATGGCATCTCAGCAGCGGATTGTTGACCGGGCGGAGGAACTCAGGAACGATCAGAGCATTCTGGTTTCCGCACAGGCCAAGACAAGAAGCACCATCAAGAACGGCGTCATTGACAGGGATACGGCAAAGAGCGTTCTACAGGAGCAGACAGAAGCCCTTGAAGAATACGAGTCAACAGTGAGACAGGCTGAGCAGACGAGAGCGGAATCGTATCTGAACCTTTGGTCACTCGCCCAGGCAGCAGCAGAAGAAGCGTCGGCACAGGGTGACACCGAAACCGCAAAGGAACTCGAAAGCGCTGCTCAGACATACAAAGATCAGGCGTCCAGCATTCTCGAAAATCTCGAAGAGACAGTACAGTCAAAGACGAGCGAGACGAAGGAGAAAATCGCAGGATACTGGGCGGAAGTCCTTGGGTCTGTATACGGGAACGACTACCAGCAGCTCTTTGGCGCATCAACGACGGACGTCTCCTATTGGATCTTTGGCGACTCAAAACCCGGAATAGAATCCGGAAGAAACCTTGGCGTCCAGCTCAAAAAGCAACTGGAAAATTCGAATCCGCAGGAAGTCGGAAAGTGGCTCAACGAGTACTACACGAACCTGATAAAAGATGCCGACCCGAACGGAATTGCTCAGAAGGCCATTGAGCTCTTTGGGTTCAGCGGACTTTCCGTGATGCCGGACAAAATCAGGTCTCAGCTTCTGCAATACATGACGGAAAGCCTTGGCGACCGTGATCTGGCCATCGATATCTTCAAGAGCGCGTTTGGAATCAGCACATGGGGCGACCTTGAGAAATATCTGCAGCCGGAAACGCCAGAGATTGAAGAAGCGACGCATGGCGCCGCAGACGTCATTCACGAAAGCGTCGCTGATGCTTTTGCGAACACCGACTGGCAAAACATGGCGGACGATGAGTTCGACAGTTTCCTGCTGGCACTCAAGGAAAAGTTCGGAAGCTCAGAACTTGCGAACTTCCTGAACAGCGGAGAGGTCGATATTCCCGCAAGCGATGTTCGCATTCCGCTTGACGTTACATTGGAAGAAACTGTCACGGATGTTGAGACAAACATGGACGATGAGCTTCCCTGGAGCAACCTGTGGAACGACTACGACACAAGCGGAAGCACCGGGAAGATCTGGACAACGTCGGACATGAAAGCAAGCAACGCGTACCGAAGCGGAGTGAACTACACCGGCGGAGAGACGATTGAACTGCAAGTAGACAACGCGCAGGAACAGGCAAACACGCAGGCCGGCGTTCAGGGCGGTACGGCCCAGATCCAGACGGACCTGCAGAACGGAATGGCCAACCGGAAGAGCGACATCCAGAACGGCGTACAGGCCGGGACGGGAAGCCTGCTGACGGCGCTGAACAACATTCTGGCTGCGGCGCAGGCCATCAGCAGGAAAGAGTTTACGGTGAACCTGGTGCCGTCCGCAGGGTTCGGGCGGTTCATGGGACAGAGCTCGGACGAATACAGCCGGGTGACCGGGGACGCGTAATCAACTGACGGGAATCGGGAAGGGAGAGAGAACGGCATGGTACTCAGCTACAACACGAAAATGGGAATCGTCGTGAACGGGGTCGCCCTTCCCGACCCGAGCAGTTGGACATACCAGGTGGCCGACCTGGATACCAGCGGCGGACGGGACGCCACGGGGCTTCTGCACCGGGCGCGGGTGGCCACGAAGATTAACTACGAGTTTGAGTGGAGCGCGATTGAGTGGGAGATGCTGCAGCAAATCCTGGGCGCGATTACGGCGGACAAGTTTACGCTGATCGCGCCGGACCCGCGAACCTTCAACTCGACCTACACGGGAAACTACTACGTTGGCGACCGGACGGGGAGCGTGCATTACTTCCGGCCGGACGTACAGGAGAAGGCCGTGTTTAATCTGAAACTGAAGTTTATCGAATTCTGAGAAAGGGGGAGGACGGATGTATCCGGTGAGCGACGAGTTTCACGCGGCCGTGCGGAACGGGAACCCGCAGAAGGCCCTGCTGATTTTCGACGACGCCGTTTTTACGGACAGCGATATCAGCGTGGACAGGGGAATCCAGTTCCGGGACTACTTTAACACGGACAAGAACCTGCGGATCGGGCAGACGCCGTCCAACGAAATCCAGTTCTCCCTGTTCAACGACCTTCGGTATCTGAACAACTACACCTTCGGGGACTTTCTGGCGACCATCGGGGTGCTGCTGGGACGGACCGAGTTTACCACAAACGGGAACGCATACGTGAGGACGCTGTACGCGGACTACACGGGGTTTGAAACCTACCCCTACCTGCTGCGGAACGGACGGCCGGTGGACGCGCAGCCCGGGTGGGTTGTGAGCAGCCTGATGGGCTACGACGGGAAACTGTGGGCCTTTTCGCCGAACGGCGACTGGGCCGTATACGCGGACGCGACGGGAGAGAACATTACGGAGCAGTATTCGCTGAACACGTTTATGCGGGCGAAGGTTCGGGGATGGCTGCGGAAGGGGTACTACTACAACGCGCAGAGCCGGCGGCTGATGATCTATGACGACGAGACGGGCATACGGGACCTGTACGAGTTCTGCCCGCTGGGGTGGTTCTTCGCGGAGAGGCCGAACGCGCCGGACAAGATTGAGATCAGCATGACGTGCTACGACCTGATGCAGCGGTTTGACCAGGATATGCCGACGGCGGCAAAGCTTGGGATCTCCTACCCGACGACCATCGGGGAACTGTACAGGAAGATGTGCGACTACGTGGCGCTGCCGTGCCGGACAACGGAGTTTATCAACAGCGGGACGACCATCGGATCGGAACCGGAGGAGTTTTCGAACAGCACCATGCGGACCGTGCTTGGATGGATCGCGGAGGCGGCGGCCAGCAACGCGAGGATTGACCGGGATGCCTACGTGACGCTGGACTGGATACGGAACACGGGGCAGCGATACGCGGAGGGGGATTACTCCGAGTTTGAGCCGTACTGGTACACCACGCAGAAGGTGACGAAGCTTTATAACCGGGACACGTCGGAAGCGGAAGAAAGGACCCTCGGGAGCGGGGATGAGGCGTACCTGATACAGGACAACCCGCTGATGAAAAACGCTGTGTAGGGGGAGGTGAAGGCAGATGGCGAACGCGCAGCTTCAGCCTATTTATGACAGGCTGAACGGGATTGAGGACTACAAGCCCTACACGGCCGGGGTGTTCGCCGACTGGTCGCTGGAGGCGGGGGACATCGTGACCACCGTGAGAGACGGGGTTGAGTACTCCTCGCCGGTGCATGTGAGCAGTTTGCAATGGAACGGCCGGCAGAAGATGGACATCGAGAGCCACGGGGAGCAGACGCGAGGCTCCGTGACGAAGATGAGCATCCGGAGCTACAACTCCAGCAACGGTGGCGGGAACGGATACCGTGGATACCGGAACAAGAACAAGGAGAACAAGGAAAAGTTCACCATCCTTGAAAAGAACGACGAGGCGATCATCCTGGCCGCCAAGGACCTGAAGGAGAACACGGAAGCCCAGTTCCGGGTGACGGCGGACCAGATCAGCGCCGAGGTGAAGGCGAGAGAAAAGCAGGGGAAGGAGCTTGGCGGCCGGATCGACGTTGAGGCCGGGAGAATCAGCGCGGTTGTGACGGTGGACGGGAAAATCCGGGCAGGAATGATCGTAGACGCCATCAACAACGACTCCACCGTAACCATCAAGGCGGACAGGATTCTGCTGGACGGCACCACGACGATCAACGACGTCATGAAGGTATCGTCAGCGGGTGTATTTATCACGAGGCCGCTGCTGGTTGGCGGAAGTGCGCTGACCTCCGTTTACATAGGGGAGAATCGGGTAATGGCCGGGAGCTTCCAGATACGCGGATCGAGCGGCAGAGGGCGGGCGCTGAACGTTGTGGACGCGAGCGTGAACGGGAACATCCTGACGATTACACACGCGGACGGGTCCACGGAAAATTTTAGCAAGGCCACTTCACTCAAAGGCGCGTGGAGTGGCAGCATGTATGACGGGAAAGCCTACAGAGTCCGGGCTACACAGGAGGGAAGCGACGATCCCGTGGCCACGGACGTTTCCCCGGCGGTATCCAAGATTTCGTCCATGTACAGCTACTGGGAGGGAAGCAAGCTGTACCTGCTGGTTGACATTCAGGACGCGAAGGGGGAATCCGTGCTGCGGAAGGGCGTGGACGTGACCGGGGTCTACAACGACGGCAAGGGAAGCGTGACGCCGGAGAGGCATACAAGCAGAGGGTCGTTCAGCTGCGATGTAACCGGGCCGGTTGGGAACCGGACAATCACACTCACGAGGTCGTGGACCAGCAGGACATTGCCGGATGTGTTTGAAGGGTCAAGCGTCAACGTATTCACAGATTGACAAGGAGGACAGCATGGCAGAGATGGACTGGGTAGACGTGCTTGAGATTGTGATCGGGCAGATCGGCGGGGTACGGGTGCCCGTTCGGGAAAAGGAAATCACGGACGCGTTGGACGTGATCAGGAGCAACCTCCTCGTGCTGAAGGAATCCATTGAGACGGCAAAGAGCGCGAAAAAGGACGGGGAAGAGCCTGAACCTGAAGAGACGGAAACCCCGGAAGGAGCGGAGGTGAGGGACAGTGTTTGACGTTGACGGAATGAAGGTGTCCATTACCATCGGGGATACGGGAGCCTTGAGGATCCGGGGCATCGGGCACCGCTTTAACGCGGAGGACAGGGCCGTATTCAGCGTGAAGACCGGGAACGGGAGCGTCATCATGCAGCGGGTTTTCGACGGGCTGGAGACGGACGGTAGCTTCGTGGTGTACTTCCACAGCCAGGATACCATCGGACGGTCGGCGGGAAACTACCAGTGGGACGTGCGGTATCTGATTCACCCGTACTACGACGGGAATGACGAGAACCGGATTATCGACGCGGACCAGGTGATTACCCCCTACGACCCGCAGCCGCTGGTGCTGATGAGAACCGTCGGGGACGTTTCCGTGGTTGACCCGAACCGGCCGCAGACATGAGCGACGGACCAGAGAACACCGCCCTGACCGGGCGGAAGAAAGGGAGATGAACACATGGCAGACGTGAACAACACGGATGAATCCATCCAGAATAACGGCATACCTGAAATCTCGCTGTCGCTCAGCGCAAACGAGGGACTGACGAACGCCGTGGACAAGACGCTGACAGCTGACGGGGAAGCGGCGGACGCGAAAACAGTTGGAGACAGATTCAACACGATTGAGCAGGAAACGCTGCCGGATATCGAGGCAACGCTGGCCCGGGCCGTGATGTATGACGAGCAGGCGGAACAGACGGACACCGACAGGGCGACGGCGCTGCGCAACATACGGGCCGTAGGAACCATCGCGGGGCAGGGGCTGACGACCGCGCAGAAGACAAACGCCCGGAACAACATCGGCGCCGCCGGGAGCGGGGACGCCGCGATGGTGACGGAGGGGCTGAACACCGCCGCGAAGCAGACCGTGCTGGAGAACATCGGGGCCGTGGGCATCGTTGAGCAGAGCGGGCTGACGGACGCGAACAAGAAACGGGCGCTGAAGAATATCGGGGCCGTTGGCGTGGTTCAGCAGACCGGGACCACGGGATACACCACAGAAGAGAAGGCGATGGCCCGGAGCAATATCGGGGCGCTCGGAGCCGGGGAAGCCGTGAGCGTTACGACCGGGCTGACCGCTGAGCAGAAGACGACCGTTAGGAGCAATATCGGGGCTATCAGCGAGGACGACGCGTCGAGCCTGATTACCCAGAGGGAGCCATTCGCGATCAGGATTCCGGCGAACGCACAGATCGAAAGATACACCGTAGAGGACAGCAGAATCACGGCGAACCATGCTGTGGTGAGTTTTACTGCCGCGCATCCGGCTGATATTACGTGGACGACCGGAGCCGGGTCGCTGACGGTTAGCTGTACTGCCGGAATCCCTGAGATGGTGCTGATGGTATGCATCCCGAAGACGAACTAAGCAGGAGGCAAAGAGAAGATGACAGGAACCATTGCAAACGCCGTGAGCCACGCGGAGCTGACGCAGGAAGTGACCAACCTGCAGACGGCCATCGGAAACGCCAGCGAGAACTACTACGAGGACATTTCGGCCGATTTCGTTTTTGACAGCAGCAGCATCAGCAAGTTTCCTGTGAATGCTGTGCACGCATACAGGTACGGACGGATGGTGAGCATCAGCATCGCCTTTGGCGTGAACACAGTAATTCCGGCCAATACAAGGCTGTTCACACTGCCTGCGGAGTTGAAGCCGGCCGGGAACGTATACTGCATTGTTGTATCCCTTGCCGGGGACGCTGTGGCGCTGCGGAAAGCAGACGGAGCGAGCAACAATTACATGGTGAACGACCGGGATATGCCGGTGAGCGGCGTATATCGCGGGGTGCTTACCTACTGCATCGCGGACGAGGAATGACGCTTAGAAGGAGAGATGGAGCATGGGGAAAAGAGTTCAGAACTTTAATCTGAAGAACCTGGAGACGAAGGTCATCAATCTTGGATACGTTGGCGAGAATGTGCACACGCAGATTGTGATCGAATGCTCCGAGGTTCTTTGGGACTACCCGAATGCCGAGGCCAGCATGGTAGTTCAGCCCCCGAGAGGCGATCTCTACCCCGTTGAGGTGACGCGGGAAGAGAACAACATCATATGGGAAATCACGGCGAGCGACGTTGTATACGCCGGGAGCGGGCGCGTTCAACTGACCTTCACGAACGATGGTGAGATCGTCAAGAGCGCTGTTGGAACAACGAGAATCAGCGGGAGCATCGAGGCGACTGGAGAAGCGCCGGAACCGCTGCAGAACTGGATGGACCAGGCCGAAGAGACAGCCCACCAGATTGCTCTTACTGCGAAAGACGAGGTCATCGAGCAGATTCAGGACGCAGCCGAGGAGGCCAGGGAATCTATCCCGGCTGATTACACTCAGTTGAGTGATGATGTATCTGGATTAAAGAGCGCTTTTGATGATATGCATGAATTTGTCGGGATGCCCATTGCGACAGAAACATCGTATAGGTCTTCTGATTTTTCAACGGGAATTTATAAAACAGCTGATATAGGGTCAATACCAGTCCGTTCAACTGCGTCCGGTTCGTATTATTTGAGGATTCCTGTTACAGATGATCTATACCGAGTCATCGCACACCTGACAATCAATACCATTACATATGCTTGTCCAATCGTATACGTTAATTCGAGCATGGAAGTAACCGGATATGTGACGGCGTCCGATTCAGCTTGGAACGATTATATTGTGGCGTCTGATGATATTCCTGTCGGGACCACAGAAATCCTTGTACAAGCATATTTGCGTCCAAGTCAATCTGCGGATGATTTGTCGGCGGTTAAGGTTGTAACAGCACCAGCTGAAAACGGCTTGTCTGTTGATGTTGCTTCGTTGCAAAACGCAATTAGCGGCTCAACAACGACAAATACAACGACTTATGCACATAGTGACAGCGTGTCAGGTATATACAAGCAGGATGGGAGTTTATCGACACTAGGTGACAGATTTGTTATTCCGGTGGCCGGACTTTCAGCATTAACTGCTACAACGAGACAAGCAAATTTAACATATGCTTGGCCGATAGTTTTTATGGACGAAAACATGAACATTATTGGTCACATTGAGGCTCTTAATGTAAGCAAATGGGACAATTATAACGTTTTGCCTGAGTCAATCCCGTCTCAAACCGCTTATGTGTTAGTCCAACGCTATGGTGGAGATGACTCAGCAGATACCATGGTTGCAACAGCAACGTATACAACGGTGACGCCTTCTGTAGTAGCAAGGCTTGATGCGCTGGAAACCAAGGATAAAATCATCGATGTTATTATTTTTATGGGACAGAGCAATATGGCTGGGCGTGGGATCACATCTGAAACATGGCCAGAAACTGCGATGGCGGTAAATAGCGGGGCAGGATATGAGTTTCGGGCTATTAGTGATCCGTTAATGCTCCATTCTATTGATGAGACTGTCCGGGCATTTGGATATGCTGAAAATGTTAGCGGGAAGATACATGACGGAGCGAGTAAAACAGGTGGCCCAGTTCCTGCGTTCATCAATGCTTATTATGCCGCAACGGGTGTTCCTGTTGTTGGTGTATCTGCGTCTGAGGGGGGGACAACTATCAGCCAATGGCAACCAGAAGGGCAAAAACTCACAGACGCTATTGATAGATTGAACGGTGCTGTGGCTTTCTGCGTGGCGAAAGGTTATACCGTAAGACACAAATATATGGTATGGGCACAAGGGGAAAGTGACGGAGATAATAACACTTCTGCTGAAGCGTACACGACCGGGTTTGAAGCAATGCTTTCTGCGATGATGAACGCCGGGATTGAGAAGTGCTTTTTAATTCGAATCGGTAACTATAATGCATCGGGAAGCACTCGTTATCAGACGATCATGAACGCACAAACAAATATCGCACAGACAAATCCCAATGTTGTGATGGTGACAACTGACCTCGCAGGGATGCGTGATAGGGGCTTAATGAAGGACGAATTTCATTACTATCAGGCGGCATATAACGAATATGGTGCTTATGCTGGGGCAAATGCTGGATTCTATGCCGCATTTGGAAAAGAACCAACAATGTACGATACGCTGAACAGTAATTTGTATTACTCGCACAAGAATTAAAGGAAACGATTTAGCTGTCAACGGTATAGAACTTAAATAACACCTTAATACACATCATTACACACTGATATGCGGTGGCGGAATAGACCTGACCGGGATCATGACCCGGAGGGGGTGGGCGGAGCAACGTGCCACGGAGTTAAGCCCATCAGTAGACGCAGCTTGCTGGTTGACGGCGAGGATAAAACCAGCGCATAGTGATTAGCCATGTGAGGTGCAAATCCTCACCCGCATTAAATAAAACAAGTAAAATTGGAAGCTCATTTTTATCTTTACGGATAACACGAAAAGTATTATAATAACATACGGAACGAGTATTTCGGTCTGCAGCGAGGTGACGCATCATGATTCAGTTTCTGGTCGGGATTGGAGTCGGAGTCTGCGTGACGCTGTTTGCCATCGCACTTGTATCCGCTGGAGGGGATGAATGATGATTCCCGTAAGTAAACTGATCTCGCTTTTCCAGACCATGTACCGTGAGCACTGGAGCTATATATGGGGAAAGGCGGAGAAGGGATGCGCGGACTGCGCAGGGGCCTTCAGCTATGCCTTCAGCGTACTGGGCGAGAAGATTGCCCACGGGAGCAACACCATTGAGCGACGGTACATTGTGGGCGGACTGAGGCCCATCAGCGAAGCCAAGCCCGGGATGGCGGCTTTCAAGGCGAAGAGTCCAGAAGAAAGCGGTTACAATCTGCCGGACAAATTCCTTCCTGGTGGGGCAAGCTACAATGGCGATTTGATGGACTACTATCACATCGGTCTGGTGGATGACGACGTGCGGTATGTTCTCAACGCCAAGGGCGAAAAGTACGGATTTTGCCGGGACGGGCTGACAGCAAAGAACGGATGGGACTTTGTGGCGTATCTGAAGAACGTTGACTACGGCGGGAAGGACCGTCCGGACGAGAAAGGCGACGACATGGAAGAGAAAGAAGCGAAGGTTGTGCTGCCCAGCGGGGCCAGCGGGACGACCGTGAACATGCGGGCTCAGGCGAGTACGAGCGCTCAGCTGATTGCACGGGTGCCGGTTGGAGATACCGTCGAGGTGATTACTGATCGCGGCGACTGGTGCATGATTCGCTGGAACGGATACAGCGGATGGATGATGAGCAACTATCTTGAGTATGCCGGACAGGGCGGAGAGAGCGGAGACGCCATCTCCGAGGAAGACCTGGAGAAGATACGGACGGCGCTGCGCCAGATTGAGACGGCGAGCGAGATTATCGGCAGTATCGTCGGAAGGGGGTGAGTCCGGTGGATAAGTTAACGGGCGCACAGATGACAGACTTCTGGATCGTGCTGCTGGCAATTTTCGCTTTCGTGATCCTGCTGGGGAACGTGATTAAGACCGTCAAGGAATGGCGGAAGCCTCAGGATGATCTGGAAGCATGGAGACGGGACGTGGACACGAAACTGAAGAACGACAACGACCGTCTGAAGAGCATGGAAGACGGGAACAAGGTGATCTGCAGAGGCATACTTGCCCTGCTGAGCCACGAGATTAACGGGAACAGCACGGAAAAGTTAAAAGCCTCACAGACAGAAATGACCAACTATCTGATTGACAGATAAGGAAGGAGAAAGTCATGAGCGAGGATATCAAGAGAAAGCTTACGAGCCGCAAGTTCTGGGCCGCTGTGGCCGAGTTTGTGACGATGCTGATTATCGCCTTCAAGGGTAGCCAGGAGACGGCGACGCAGGTAGCGGCGCTGATTATGGCCGGGGCTTCCGTGATTGCCTACATCATCGGAGAGGGCATGATTGACGCGGCGAGCGCACAGGCGCCTGTGTTTCATCTGCCCGGGGATTCCTTTATGGATGAAGACAAGCCTCCCGAGGGAGACGGGGAATCGAACGGCTGAGCTGGACGAAGCTTTGGAGGTAGAAGGCCATGGAGAATGGCATGGAGATGATATCCACGGCGCAGCACGAGAAGGAAATGACGCGGATGGAAACCGCTAATAAGCGGATGTTCATCGCGTTTCTGATTGTGCTGGTGATGCTGTTCGCCACGAATATCGCGTGGATCATCTATGAGAACCAGTTCCAGGACGTTGTGGTTACTCAGGAAGCGGATACCTGGGACGGCGGAAACAACTACATGAACGGAACGGGAGAATTCAGCTATGGCACACGCACGCCAGACGATTAAGATCCGCGTGAAGCGGAACGGGAACGGCAACGGAAGCTTCAAGCCGTGCGGAACCTGCGGAGGAACGGGCGTTGTGGCCGGGAGCGGCGGGAAGCGTCCGCGAAAGAGAAGGTGACGCCCATGGAGCATGAGCTGAGCCGGGACGACATTGAGGAAGGCATCCATCAATGGATCCTGGGAAGAAACGGCGAGCGGGACAGATTCCTGATGCGGATGTACATGCTGGACGGCATTACCTACGAGGAGATGCAGAGGAGGATGGACAGCGCGGGATATCCGCTGAGCATCGATCGGATGAAAAAGATTATTCGGAAGAGAAAGGAAGAGCTCTTCCGGCACATATAATAACGAAAATAAGGAGCCCTGGCAGATTTGCCCGGCGCTCTTTTTTTATGCCCTTTTTTAACCCCTGCGGGGCCGGAAAGATACCGGAAATCAACCCCTTCGGTCACTCGGAAAAAGGGGGTTCCGAATGAGAAAATACAGGCAGAAGGAAGGGGGCAGAAGCCTTGAAGCACACGATGCCGGAATACGACCAGCGATACAGGAAGGGCGTACGGCGGATCACGGAGAGCACGGGGACGGACGAGGGAACCGCGCTGGCGATGATCATGCTGACGGCGACGCTGATGGACCTTTGCCCATGGGACGACCGGGTGGCGGATATGGTGATCGAGGACTGCAAGAGGCAGGAGCATGTGGATCTACGCGAATCCGAACCCTGTGCGGGATGACGAACCGGACTGCGTGATTCGGGCAATCTCACTGGCGACGGGGCTGAGCTGGGACGAGGTGCACCGGGAACTGAGCGAGATGAGCCGGGAGATGGGCACCATGCCGAGCGTGAACTGGCTTTGGGGACTATGGCTGAAGCGGCATGGGTTTGATGCGTTCAGCCTGCCGGAGAGCTGCCCGGAATGCACGACGGTGATGGAGTTCTGCCGGAGATATCCGGAGGGAACCTACATCATCGGGACGGGATCCCACGCGGTTTGCATCCGGGACGGGAACGCCTACGACAGCTGGAACAGCCTGGGGACCGTGCCGACGTACTTCTTCAAACAGAAAGGGAGGAAAAGATAATGGCTTACAATCCGGCGATGTATCAGACCTACGGGAACATGTATGGGAACGGCTACGGAAACAGCTATGGGCAGCAGTATCCGCAGGCGCAGAACTACGGGCAGACGCAGCAGAGCTACGGGCAGAACCAGCCAGCCCAGGGGATTATCTGGGTGGACGGCGAGGTTGGCGCGAAGGCCTTCCAGATGCCCGGGGGATGGATGCCGAACACGCCCATTCCGCTTTGGGATACGAACGACACGATCATCTATCTGAAGAGCGTGAACCAGATGGGCATGCCGAACCCGCTGCAGAAGATCGTCTACAAGATGGAAGAGCAGGGCCAGCGGAGCATGGGACAGGCGAGCGCACTGCTGACCAGCGGAGACGCTGGACAGGAGCAGAGGAACGCCGACATGAGCCAGTACGTGCGGAAGGACGAGGCTGACGGCTTCGTGCGGAAGGACGATTTGGAGCGGATGAAGACGGAGCTTATGGAGAGCATCCAGGGCATCAGCGCGGCGAACGGACCGGCCGGGACACAGGGGACGCAGGGAACTACTCAGGGCACGGCGAGACGGAACACGAAAGGAGAATGAGCATGAATCCTCTTTTCCAGATGACGCACGGGCAGGGCATGGGCGCTCAGCCGGGACCGGAGGCTGGGCAGGGGAACCAGGCGCCCGTGGACTTTAACACCGCCATGGGACAGCTGAAATCCGACCCGGCAGGAGTACTGAAGCAGGCTGGATTTAACGTTCCTCAGGAGTACATCGGGAACAGCCAGCAGACCGTGATGCACCTGATCCGGAGCGGACAGGTAGGCGGGCCGATGATGCGGATGATCGGGCCGATTTTGAACCGGCTTGGCGTGAGATAGGAAAGAACGTTCGATTACGAGCTTATTGTTCGTCGTATTTCCATATAAAACCTTTGCATGTTTTGTTGTAACCGCACAAGCATGCTGAGATAGAAGAAGGATTGCAACCGATGGTTCTCGCAGCCTCTGCTATCCCGGTCCACTTTCGGATTTCGTTTCCGGAAATGTCGCATTGAATGATTTTTTTACTGTTCGTGTTCTTTGCTCCTTTTCGGTCGAGCATCGGAGATACGTGATGTCCGTAATGGAATGCATGCTTCATGTTTTCGCTCTTTGTTGCCCATTCGAGATTCGAAACTTTGTTGTTTGTCCGATCACTATCAATGTGATTCACTTCCGGTTTGCCATCCGGATTATCTAAAAAAGCCTGAGCAACAAGCTTATGAACAAGAACAGTTGAGGCAGTGTGGTTCTTGTATAGCTGGACATGAAGGTACCCGGAAGATGACAACGACTGTTTCAATATCATCTCGGACGGACTTCCTTTTACAAACTTTAGTCCTGGAGAAGTGCTTTTAATTCTTCCTAAACTACTGATCTTGTAAAGTCCTTCATAACCTTGAATGTCTTTCCAGATTTCCACAATATTCACCTACCTCATAGATAACACGTATCGTGCTAATTATAGCACAAGCAACGTTCGATTGCAACCTTGGGTGCACACAAGGATTGTAAATAAACGGGAAAGGAACTGATAAAAATGACATCTGATGGAAATAACTTTGTTATGCCTGTGTCTCCTTATGGCGGTGGCTACGGCGGATACGGCAACGGCGGCGGTATCTTCGGCGGAAACGGCGACATCTGGGGCATCCTGCTGATCCTGCTTCTGTGTGGGAACGGCATGTGGGGTGGCTTCGGCGGATTCGGCGGCGGCATGATGTGGCCCATGATGATGGGCGGAATGGGCGCCGGAATGGGCATCGACTACCTGTATCCGTGGCTGAACAACAGCGATCATATCAACAGCGGCTTCCGGGACCAGCAGATTCAGACCACGCTGGGGAGCATCCAGAACGGCATGACCACCGGATTCGGAAACGTTCAGCTTGGGCAGGCCGGGATCAACCAGAACATCTGCCAGACCGGGAGCAGCCTTATGGCGGCCATTACTGGCGCTCAGAACGCCACGGCTCAGCAGCTGTACAGCAACGAGATCGCCAGCCTGAACCGGAGCTTCGCGGAGCAGACGGCGAACGCGCAGGGCTTTAACGGCACGCAGGCTGGACTCGCCGATCTGAAATATGTCGTGGCGACGGAGAACTGCGCGGACCGGAATCAGGCGAGCCAGAACACCAGGGATATCATCGACAATCAGAATCGGACCAGCCAGATGATTATGGACAAGCTGTGCGCTCTGGAGCTGGATGGGGTTAAGACCCAGCTGGCGCAGGCGCAGCGGGAGAACGTCGGCCTCCAGAACCAGATTAACATGGCGAACCTGGCCGCGTCTCAGGCGACGCAGACCGGCAACATCCGGGATGCCATCATCGGCGAACTTCGGAGCTGCCCGATTCCGGCGCAACCGGTATACGGGAGCACCCCGATTTTCACCTGCAACGGGCAGAACCCTGTCGGATGCGGGTGCGGATGCGGCAACGGATTTTAATCCGTAAGACTCGCCCGAACACGGGCTGAACTTCTGCGGGGCGGATTGGTTTGAAACCGTCCGCCCCGCATTGATAAAGGAGAGAAAAACAATGGCTTGCAAAGATGTATGCAGACTCTGCGACCATCTGGTGATTTCCACGGCGGTCGCTTTTACCGATGGGAATCTGGTGGTGACCCTTCCTCAGGATTCATTCCGGAACGGGGAAAAGGTGTGCATCGTGATTGCCCAGAGCATTCCGGCGGAGACGACCATTGTGGCGCCGGTCATGATTCAGATCGGCACCGGGACGGAAATGTATCCGCTGACCACGCGGTGCTGCGCTCAGGTGACCGCATGCGGCGTGCGGACGCGGACAAAGTATGCCACAAGGGTCGCGACCAGCGCTACCGGCGGAACCTTCCGGATGCTTGGCAATCCCGCGTGCTCTCCGGACAACCGGCTGGAATCCATCAACGGAACCGCTCCCGTCGCGCCGGCCGACACGAACGGAAACGCGGCCACCAGAGCGGCTGCTGCAAAGAAATAATCAGAAAGGAGCAGAGAATCATGGGAAAGCATTATGAGAACCTGGAAGAAGCCATGTGCAAAGAGCTTGAGATGCTGGACAAAAAGTATGCCAGCGACGCTGGCGAAATGAGCGTAGGCGACGTTGAGAAGGCGGATAAGCTGTATCACGCGCTGAAGTCCGCCGCAACCTACCACGCCATGAAGGACGCTGAAGGATGGGAAGATAAGGACGCATCCGGAAGGTCTTACAGGCGGGGAAGAGACGCCATGGGACGGTACACCAGCATGGATATGCGCGGATACTCCGGGCATTATATGCCGTATCCTCCGAGATATCCACAGAGCTACGAGTATCCGGAAGAATGGCGGTAAACGGCGGTATGGCTTAGAGCTGTGAGGCTTTAGGCGGGCACCTGCTCCTGTTTTACGGGGGCGGGTGCTTTTTTTATGAAAGAAATTATCAATTTGGTATTGACTTTAGTACACAAATTGGTATAATTAGGCATACGAAACGTGTTAAATTGAGATGGAAGGAGACTGGGTCCTGGGACTGGGCGGCGAGAAAGCTTGGATGGCGGACTGGGCTTTTGCGGAAAAGTTTAACACGAAACGTATTACAACGTAACACAAGGAGGGTAATTGCGATGAGAGGCTGTTTGGCGGACGTGATGGCTCTGGGATACTGGATGATTCTGGGATGGGTTGCTGTAGCCGTGGTGAAGAACGCGGTGATGCTGATCGTGGACGGACGGAGGATGAAACGGCTGGACCGGATGTATCGGGACGAGATGGGAGGTTGACGGCGATGTTTGGGAAGAAGAAGAATGTTACATTTTACGGGAGGAGCTATGAGCAGCTGGAGGAGGCTCTGCTGTGGCTGTCTTATCTGAAGGAAGACATTATCCTCGGGGACGAGGAGGTGGAGGCCGTGAACGCCGGACGAGAGGCAATTGCCGGGATTATGAAGGCCATGACCGACAGGGGACGGGTGAAGTTTGACGAGGACTGATCAGGAGGGAGAGCATGGGGTATTGGCGAGCTGACAGTAACCGGGACTCCGGGACGGTGTTCTTCTGCTCCGAGTGCGGCGGGCGGGTACACATGGTTGTAAGCAGGCAGAAGAATCAAAGACCTGAGGTTTATATTTATCCTTACTGCCCATGGTGCCAGAGCGAGATGAACGGCGGGATTGTAAGGCCTAAGTTGACGCTGGAAGAAATGTGTGGGGAGCAGACCAAAGATGAGCAAGAAATCATATAAGAAGCTGCAGAACCGGCTGTACCGGGAGATTAAGGCGCGGATGATCGCGGAGAAGAAGCTTCACAGGAAAATAGACACGCTCAGAGTTAAACGCGGTTACGCTGTGCCGGCGAATTACGAAGAGCGAATGGATGCTTTCAACAAACAGCAGCTCGCGCGAGAACTTGTTACCAGACTCCTGGAAGGCGGATATATAGCCTTTAGAACGAAAGCAGTGGAGTATAGTGGATGCATTATGGCAGAAACGGAAGCAGAGCTTAATGTTGTGAAACCAAGGGAGGGAATACGCAGGGATGAGCTATGACATCAGATTCGGAGTCAAGGTGGCCGGTGCGCCTGAGGACTGCTATGCGGTGATCGGGGAGCCGGAGTGGAGTAGCCCGACATATAATCTGCGGCCTATTTTCGAGAAGAGCATGGACTGGGACTATAAGCAGGGGGAGTGGTACCCGATGACCGAGGTGATGCCGAAGATACAGCGGGGGATCACGGAGCTTACGATGCATCCGGAGAAGTATGAGAAGCTTGAGCCGGAGAACGGATGGGGGACGATAGGGAGCGCTGTGATGTGCCTGAGGTCTGTGGTGGATTACTTCGGTCCGGATAGTTTCGTCGGACTTAGAGGGAGCTGGAACGCGGATATTCCGATTGGGTGTATTTATATGAGCTGGTGACGGCGGGTGATTTGGCATGTAGAAGGAATATATCGTTAAGGTTTGTGACGATCTTGTGATTAACGCCTTTGAGCGGTTCGAGAATGAGTGGTCGGCGGAGGAATTGGTTCGGTGCAGAGAGTGCAAGTATGGAGAATATGTGTGCAGCGGGGCTTATGAGTGCAGGAGTCCTGCTGCTGTAAAGAAGGTCTATGCGCAGTTTCACGGGCCGGAGTGGTTCTGCGCGGACGGAGAGAGGAAAGATGAATGCGAGACGAATGCCACGACGGGACGGGAATGATTGTCAAAAAATTTGAAGAATGCGAACGATGTCCCGACTTCCCGTGCATAGAACTGTGTCGCGCTCTGCAGGCCGTTATTGACGGGGAAAACTGACGTAAATAACACTTTAGAGGATGGTGGCGGAAATGGCGATATGGGTACCTGCTGGTTCTTTATATCGCGATCTCGTCCTTGTTTGGGCAGATCGAAAGGGACGGAGAAAAGCGAGATGGAAGAAGAAATTTGCGAGACATGGAGTGAAGATTTGATTTAACTAACACAGTAACATATTTGGGGGCAAACCGAATGGAAGGAATTAAATGCAAGGACTGCTATTGGTGTACAGGTATACCAGGTGCGGTCCCATTTACTTGTGAACGTTATCCTGAGTGCGACCCTTGCAACCCTGAAGCGGAAGCTTGTGATCTTTTCGAGCCAGATGATTTTAAATAACACTTTAAAGGAGGATGATACATGAGCTTTATCCGATACATAAGGGATTGCATCAATTTTGCGAAAAAATACCCTTTTGAAGGTGGAAGCAAGAGGATGTGGATTAGAAATGTTCTGTATATCAACTCCCAGCCAAAATACTTGTACGGAAGGATTATTGACAAACTGTTGACCGGACGGTTGATAAACAAACTGTTGAGGTGGCATAAATAACACTTTAAAACAGCTTGCGGTAGTTGCGACAGATGGGGAATGGGCAACGTAATTGGTGGGCGTCCGCAACTTAAGTAACACATTTTACAGAGAGGGTAATGCTGTGAAAATTACAGAGCGGAAAGAAGTAACACACGTTGAAATCAAAGACGTAATTATCGGAAGGAAATGTGATATCTGCGGATGCAATATTACAGAATCAAAGAATGGAGGTTATAACTATTTTCTGATTCATACCTGGCACAACGACTGGGGAAATGATTCTATCGACTCGCACGAGTACATGGATGCATGCTCTCCGGAATGTGTTATGAAATTCACACAAGAATATGTCGAAGATTCTTTTGTTCGATTTATTAACACTAAAAGTATTGAGATTGAACATGTAAGGAGTTTGGCTGAAGGAGCACACGACTGAAGCAACACTTTTGCGAAATGGGGAATGCAGTTTGGCAAAAATACTATTCAGGCCAACGTGCAGCAACTGCGGAAAACAACTGTACGAAACAATTAGTTACGATGAGCAGAGTACGGTATTCGGGGCAGCACTGTTAGAAGAGGATCCATTGAACCAGACATATGTCCATACTGCAAAGAGGTGTTCGATAGCATAGAGATACCCGTGTCACTTCCTTTTGACAACTCGCCTGATAAGATATGAAAGAGAGGGAAAAACATGAAACAGCCTATTACGGAAGAAATGCACCTGGAAGAAGAGTGGTTTAAGCAGGCCAGACAAGTCAAGAGCATTGAAGAACTGTCACAGTTTGTCGATAAGATGCTGAACTCATATGAACACGACTATGGGACTGCGTGCCATGCGATAGCCGCCTGTGCATTGGCGAGCGCATGGCTTGGGGCACATGTTGAAGGAATCACCGGTTTTCAGGCTGGCTTCGTTATGTGGGATTTTATACGGCACTGGATGAAAGAAGGCAACAAGTGCGGAATGAAGCTTGTTGACTATGACGATTTTCT